GGCGAAAGCCATCTCGGACGCGGGGTACTGATGGACACACCATTCTCGATGTACCAGGTTGGAGCGGAGGCCTTGCTGCCGCCACGGGATATCTCCGTGTCGCAGTGGGCCGACGAGAATGTGGTGCTCACCGGGTCCGGCTCGGCGGAACGCGGCCAGTGGCACACGCGACCGTACCAGCGGGAGCCGATGGACGTCCTTAGCCCGAGCCATCCGTGCAAGCAGGTGGTGTTGATGAGCGCGGCCCAGATGTTGAAGACCTCCGTAATGGTGAACTTCCTGGGCTACATCGCGGACGTAGATCCGGGCCCAACACTCGCGGTGGAACCGCGATCCGAAGACGCCAAGGCGCTTTCCAAGGATCGCGTCGCGCCGCTGTTCCGGCACTCGCCGGCGCTCCGCGGGAAGCTCGCCGCGGTGAAGTCGCGCGATTCCAACAACACGGCGATGCACAAGGTGTTCGCCAACGGTTCCGGGCACATCACCTTCACCGGCGCCATCTCGCCGTCCGGCCTGGCCATGCGTCCGATCCGGTATCTGTTGCTGGACGAGATTGACAGGTACCCCCTGAGCGCAGGATCGGAGGGCGATCCCGTATCGCTGGCGATGCAGCGCACCGGAGAGTTCGAGCACAACAAGAAGGTAATCATGTGCTCGACGCCCACCGTCGACGGGGAGAGCAGGATCCAAGCGGCGTGGAACACGAGCGACCAGCGGGAGTACTTCGTGCCGTGCCCGCTATGCAACCACTTTCAGATATTGGTGTTCAGCGACGGCACGGACGGCGGGCTTGTGTGGCCGGAAGGCGAGCCGGAGAAGGCCGCCTACTGCTGCGAGAAGTGCCGGGAGCTCATCCCGCACAACCAGAAATCCTGGATGGTGGAGCGCGGCGAGTACCGTCCGCAGAACCCTGGGTCGCCGATTCCGGGGTTCCGTGTGTCGCAGATGATCTCTCCGAAGCGTTCCTGGGGAACGATTGCCGCAGAGTTCCTGGTCGCCAAGGTCTCGATAGAGACGCTCAAGGCGTTCCTGAACACAGTGCTGGCGGAACTCTGGACAGAACGCGGATCGGCACCGGATTGGGAAAAGCTTTATCTGCGGCGCGAGGATTACGACCTCGGGATCGTGCCGGCGAAGGGATCGCTTCTTGTGGCTGCCGTCGATGTGCAGGACGACCGGCTCGAGGTGGAGGTCAAGGCATACGGGCGGGGCAAGGAGTCGTGGTCGGTTGACTACCGGGTGATCCAGGTGCCCGATCAATCCGGGCATGCGCTCAAAACGTCCTCGCCGGAGGTCTGGCAGGAGTTGGAGGCAGTGCTGGCGGCGGACTGGCCGCGCGAGTTGGGCGGGACCATGCCCATCATGGCCATGACGATTGACACGGGATTCCGGCCGCAGATGGTGTACGAGTTCGCCGCGCGCCATCCGCAACCGGCTCACGGCCCGGCAGGCGACAGGATCTCTGCGCCGCGCACCGTGGTGCCGACCAAGGGTACGCCTGACTTCCTGAAACTGATCGCGCGGGTGTCCAGTACGGACGCTGCGCGCAAGCGGCAGAACGTTCGGATCTGGCACATTGGCACGCACTGGGCGAAGCAGGAGTTCTACGATTGGCTGCGCATCGTGCTGCCCGACGATGGCACATACCCGCCCGGATACCAGCACTACGCCTACAAGGATCAGGACTTCTATCGCGGGCTCTGCTCCGAGTCGCGGATCATCCGGTCGAGCGGCAAGGTGGAGTGGATCCCCGACAAGTCGATCAGGAACGAACCACTCGACCTCGCGGTGCTCTGCCGCGCGGCTGCGGCCATCTGCGGTATTGACTCGTTCTCCGATGATGACTGGGCGGAACTGGAGGGGAACATTCCGGCCGACGCAGCGAGGGCGCCAAGAAATGCTGCGTACTGGGGTGCGCGCGATGACTTTTGGGGCACACGCGGCGGTGGGGGCTGGTTCAAATGATCAACCTGACAGAACTTCTGACGCTGCGCGACGCGCTACAGCGCGCTCTCTACAGCGGCGTGCGCCGGATACAGCTTCCCGACCGCGCCACCGAGTTTAACAGCGTTGATGACATTCGGAAGGCACTCACCGATTGCAACGCCGCTATCGAGGGTGCCTCCGGCACGACGCCTCCTTCTTTCACCTTGGCTACGCACAGCAGAGACTAGATGAACGCCCTCGATAAAGTGATCGGGTACTTCTCGCCGGAGCGAGGATACCGCCGCGCGCAGTATCGCGTCGCGACCGAGGTCTTCGCATATGACGGTGCCAAGTCGGGCCGCCGCGCGGAGGGCTGGATTGCTGCTGGGGGCGACGCCAACACCGAGGTGGGCGCCGGCCTAGTAACGCTGCGCAACCGCTCGCGCGAGCTGCTGCGCAACAACCCGTATGCCACCAAGGCCATCGCGGAGCTGGTCGGTAACACGGTGGGCACCGGGATCGTGCCGCAGGCCAAGACTGGCAACCCGGAGCTCGACGCGATCATCGATGCGGAGTGGCCGTTCTTCGCCGAGAACTGCGACCCAGGCGGGCAGTTGGATTACTACGGCATGCAATCGCTGCTCGTCAGGACGATTGCAGAGAGTGGCGATGGCGTCGTTCGTTTCCGCGGTCGGCTGGCGCAGGACAATTTCCGCATCCCGCTCCAGCTCCAGATGCTCGAAGGCGACTACCTGGACGTGGCGCGCACGATGGGGACCGCCAACGGGCACGTTATTCAGGGAGTGCAGTTCAACCTCTACGGCCAGCGCGAGGCGTACTGGTTGTACAACTACCACCCAGGCGGCGTCTACATGCTGAACCCCCGCGGCGGGATCCTGAGCCAGCCGTACCCCGCCAAAGAGGTGATGCACGCGTACAACATCCTGCGCCCTGGCCAGGTCCGCGGCGTGCCGTGGCTGGCGCCGGTGATGATGGCGCTTCGCGACCTGGACGATTTCCGGGACGCCGAGCGCATGCGGAAGAAAACGGAGGCGTGCCTGGCGGGAATCGTCACGCGCCCCGAAGGCTCTGGCGGGCTGCCGATCGGCGCGAAGTCGACCGACCCGAAAACCGGGAACACGCTTGAGCGGATGTATCCCGGCATGATCGAGTATCTGAAGCCAGGCGAGGACATCAAGTTCAACGCGCCCCATAGCATCGGCGGCTACCGAGAGTACCTCACCACGGAGCTGCAGGGCATCGGCGCCGGCGTGGACGTGCCCTACGAGCTTCTCTCCGGGGACCTCTCGCTGGTCAACTATTCGTCTTACCGGGCCGGCATGTTGGGGTTCCGCAACGCCATCGAGGCGTTCCGGTGGTTGACGTTGATCCCGATGTTCTGCCGTCCGACCTGGCGCAGGTTCATCGACACCCTCTTCTTGCTCGGCAAGCTGCCCAAGCCGGAGTATGGCGTCCAGTGGACGGCGCCCAAGTTCGAGTCCGTGGATCCGTTGAAGGATGCCATGGCCGAGCTAAAGAAGATCCGCACCGGCACGCTGACGCTGACCGAAGCGATCTTGCAGAACGGCTACGACCCCGAGAAGCAGTTGGCCGAAATCCAGCGGATCAACGAGCTACTGGACAAGCACGGGATTATCTTGGACTGCGATCCGCGCAACGTGAGCGACAAGGGCGTCGAGCAGCCAACCACCAGCGGCGAGGCCGAGCCCGGTGCACCCAAGCCGGCAGCACCGGCGAAGACCGCAGTGAAGGCGTCGGCGGAGTTTTCCGATTCGCGGCTGGTCAGAGTGTTCAGGTCCTAACAACCGAAGGAGTTTACTCAAATGGAAGAGCTTGCGGCGAACGATGTGATCGTGAATGACGCGGCGGCGGTGGGGCCGGTGGTTGTCGGAGGTTTATCGGATGGCACCAACCTCCCGAACCAGGAAATCCACTTCGTGCCGGCCATCGCGGGCACTCCGGTTGACGGGGGTGGCCCTCTGTTGGAGACGGAGCGATTCACTACGGCGGTCGCCTTCGCGCCATCCTCCGCCGATGACGACAAGCGGACGGTCGATGCGGTGTGGTACACGGGCGCCAAGGTGCCCCGCATGGACTGGCGGACCGGCCTAGAGTACGACCTCATTCTGTCGATGAAGGGCTGCCGGCTGGATCGCCTCAATAACGGCGGTCCCGTGCTGGACTCGCACAGCGCGTATGGGGTAGAGAGCCAACTCGGCGTGGTCCGGCGCGCATGGGCGGTGGGCACAATCGGCAAGGCGACCGTCCAGTTCAGCAAGCGAGACAGCGTCACCCCGATCTGGAACGACGTTCAGGCCGGCATCATCCAGAACCTCAGCCCCGGCATGTGGATCTACAAAAAAGAAGACACCACGCCGAAGGGGCAGGAGCGTAAAGAATTCACCGCGACGGACTGGGAACCGTTCGAGATCTCTCTCTTACCGGTTCCCGCCGACGCGTCCACGACTTTCATGTCGGCGGAGGGAATACAGCCGCCGGCATCACCGACTGTAGTTGCAGAACGGGCATCCGCCCAAAAGGAGACACCAGTGGAGCAAGTTACCCTGGCTGCGGGCGAAGAGGCCCGTCTGAACGAAGTAGCACTCGCCGCGGCGCGCGACGAGGCCGTGAAGGTGGAACGCCGGCGTGCGAGCACGATTCGCACGGTCGCGGCCCCCTTCGGACTGGAGGAGAAGTTCGTCACCGCACTGATCGACGACGGGCTCTCCCTCGAGACCGCCCGCGAACGCATCCTTGCGAACCTGGCGGCCCTATCCACCAACAATCGGATCACCGGCGAAAACGAAGGCCCCCGAGTGGTCGCGGACGTCACCGACAAGCGGCGCACGGGCATGGAAGCGGGCATCCTGTTCCGCGGCAACCCGGGCGACGCGGCACTGCGTGAGGCCGGGAAGGAGTACGCCGGCCTGACGCTGGTGGACATCGCGCGCGAGTGCCTGGATGCCGCCGGCGTGAAGACGCGGGGCATGTCCCGCAGCGACATCGCCCGGGTGGCTTTGCAGGGCCGGTTTGGCGCGGAGGAGTACTTCGCTGGTATGCAGACCACCAGCGACTTCCCCAACATCCTGGCCAACGTCGCCAACAAGACGCTGCGTCAGGCTTATGAGGCAGCGCCCCGCACCTTCGTGCCGTTCTGCCGGCAGGTGTCGGCATCGGATTTCAAGCCCATCAATCGGGTGCAGTTGAGCGACGTGCCCACGCTGCCCAAGATCAACGAGAAGGGCGAGTTCCATCGCACCTCGTTGTCGGACTCGAAGGAGAGCTACTCGCTGGCTACGTTCGGCGAGATCGTGGCCATCACCCGCAAGGTGATCGTTAACGACGACCTCCAGGCATTGACCCGC